TTAGCCCAGCTGCTACTGTAATGTGGTCCGCAAGTTCTACATTTAAGATTGCAAAGATTTGAATTTCTAAAATCAAGATACTGTATATTGTCACCGTCAAACCTATCAAATGAATTTTTATAACTGATTTCTGGATATCTAACGCATTGACTGCAATTTTCAGGGACCTCTGTAGTCTGTAAATCTGAAAATCTTTTTTTGTCTGTTATAAAAGATATAGGTTTACTATAATTGCCTTTAATGACACAGCAAGGAGCAATTTTTCCATCAGATAACACAGTTACAGCATTCTGTGTTGCACGACAATTAAAAGTTACCATCCTTCAATCCTGCGAATAACATCAATTTCTGTCATCATGATTTCGCTATTGCGTTGTCCTGTACTATAGTGATGCTTGAAGAATTGACTCTGTTCGGGTGTGTAAATAACAATAGGTAGTCCTAGTCTATTTTTTAATGAGCTTTCGATTCTTTCGCAGCCTTCTTGGGGATCTTCTTTACTAAAACTCGACCACAACATTTCAAGTGTATCAAAGTCTTGAACTTGATGATGGTCCCACCCTTCGAGCATGATCATATAAGTACCCAGTCTTGCACCGTACATGGCCCAATATCCATTTTCTACATCAGCACCTACACTTTGCCATATACATAGATGATCGTAATTACGATTATTCACTTGTTCTTCAAATTCTTGTAGTGAGGGTTTGTGCCCTCTATCAAGACACATCTTTACCCCTTCACGGAATCCAGCACGCCATGCTTGTTTGGCGCTACCATTAGGGTAGGTAGTCGAATAACAATTATGCATAGCCGTGTACTTGGGATCAAAGCAAAATTCCACAGCAGTTTCTTCATCGCCGCGGCTGGCTTCGTGTGTACGCATGTTATTAACAAAGTCTCGTGTCCAACAACTTACTCCGCCGTTGCCATAACGAAGACCGTTTACGACATTTCGCGCCTTCCATCTAAACACATGGTCATGATTCTTTTCGTCCAACGATAGTTGAAGATTAAAAAACTCGGGGTCGGGTATATTATCTCCATCAATAAGAACAAATCGTTCTGTATTACTAGCGGCTGCGGCTGCTTTGTGTGCTGCATCTGAACCTTTTACCCCGTCGACTCTTTTTGCCCACGGAATCATGTTTTGAATTTTAATCCAAAATTCTTCTTTTTTAGGTTCATCATAAGTTAGAAAAATACAATCTAAATCTGCTATGTCAACTATCTGCGCGGTCATAATATTCTATATCTTGATAAACTTCGTTGTCATTTAAAACAAGAGCTGCATGTCCTTTGATGGTTCTAAAACCTTGTGTAGATTTTTTTAATCTCGCTCTATTGGGGTCATTGGGATCAAGAACAACTAACTTTTTATTTTGCACTCTTAATAGATGTGTATTTGAGTGAAAAAATATTCCTGGGTCATCCATTACGATGTAATTATCGCCGATAGGATGACCAGTTTCCCAGAGACCAATTATTGAACCATCGGTATTGTAATATAACCTATTTTCCTTTAGCAACTTTGGTCTTTGGAAGTCATATTCCTCTACTAATTTAAAAACTTCTTCCCAAAAGTTATTGCTCATAATATTCAATCATTTCTTTACTTACAAAATTTTTGTCATAATAGTGAAAAGGATGATATTGATTGATGTTATTTACTCTTATCATGCCTTTGTCAAATTCAGTTACAAAAACCTCATTAAAGTTTAACTCGGCCGCAAAATCATTAATTGCCGATTTCATATGAACAAAATTAACAAAATCTAAAGTTGGCAATGTGCAGTTTTCTTTACCAATAATTAAGGCAGCTATAGCAAACACTAAATCAGTACTTGGCGTTTCTTCGTTACAGTTTTTTAAAGTTTTAACTACTTGATTCCAATTGGTAAAGATTTCTTTAACTTTATCAAAAAAAACTTTAGTTGTTTTTGTAAATCTAAAATACATTAGTCCATTATATACATCAGGTAAATTATTATCGTCAAATATTTTTCTATATTTTCTAGCTGCGGACTTTTCTTGTTTATAATTTCTGCATCCTATACTTAAAACAATATCCTGTAATCTAAAACCATTGATCCAATGATCAATACTTCTAGTAAAAAGTAAATCACTTTCTAATTTTATTGTTTCTTTGAAAGGTGTAAGTTCAAATAAAAACGCTTCTGTGCCAAAAGGCCCAAACTTGTTATCCGGGGCAACAATGATATAATCAAATGTAATTTTATGTTTTTCTTCGATTAATTTATTAGTTGATTCATCTACAACAACAGCAAATTTATTGTGCTTTTGTGTTTTTTTAACATTCAGTGCCTGTATATATGCTAACTCTAAATAATTAACTTTGTTAGTATTACACGCTACAGTCAGGTAACCAAATTGTTCTTTATGCTGCATATTTTAATTCTTTAATTAAATTTTCAAAATTATTGCTTTGTAAATATGCCTTACTCATAATGTGCAAGTTCATTATGGGTGTTAAATATGACTTTGTTTTGTCTTTAATTATAAATTTATTTTCTAAAATTTCAATACTCTGAATAACTTGATCAACGGCCAACATATTTTCTGGGATAGAATGATTACTTAAGGCGTAACCATTTAAAATAATATCTGCCATAGCAAATGCATAATCATTTCTAAAGTTTCTTTGTTCTACATTGAACAGAGCACAATAGTAAGCATAATTTTTTTGTATTCGAGATATCAAATTAAAAAATAGTTCAGTTCGTTTAGTCTTTCTAAATGCAAAAACAGTTGCCCATACATATGGTAAACTTGATTTACCCATTGTTTTTGGCCACTCAGTTGTGAGTGCAAAACTATTTCTTTGTAGTAAATAATCCCAATTTAGGTCAAATATTTTTAATAAACCTGCATCTGCAATAATATAATCTACATCAATCACTAATGTTTCATCGTATGGAGATAATTCATATGCGGCGTGTCTACCAACATTTCTCCATTCAATAAATTTATCTGAATCTATATCATACCTAGAATTGTACACATTATTTTTATACTGTTTATCAGTGATTAAAGTGTAAGGTAAATTTAGTTTATGCCCTGCAAGGTCTAGAGTTTTTGTTGCTATAGACACATAGTCAATTGAATCAACATTGTATGCAAATGCCAGTATACCTCTAGATTTTTCTGATTTGTTTGATATCTTCATATTGTTGATGCCAACGATTCATTACTGTTTGATAATGTTGTTGTGCTGTTACTAGAAAAACTTGCCTATCAATTTGAATTGGGTTTTCATATATATCTTCAAGATATAATTCGTCAACCGGCCAAGTCTGCACAAATGCTAATAGTTCTGGAGTAATTTTGAACATGCCTCCATTGTGAGTCATATGCAGGTCCGTCTGAATTTTTTCCCGTAAAATTCGTTTATTAATTTGAAAGTTGGTGGCCAACTTGACTTCATTCACAATGGAATTTATTTCACTCATAAATGTAAATGTAAAAAAGGTTAGTGTAAATTATACACTAACCTTAATGAAATGTAAAGATTATTAGGATCCAATACGGGCCACTGTAACTGCGCCCCAAGTATTTGATAAATTAACTGATTCTGGATAAGAAACATCAACTGTCACAGTAGGAGTAACATTGATACCGTCATCAAAACTTCCGCCTGAGTCACCACCAGATGTAGAGTTAATCACAGCATAAAAGCTTAAAACTGTACCGTTATCATTGTGTGATCCAACTGTGCCGTTTGTAGTATATGTAATTGAGGCTGTATCAGTAGTATAGTTTGTTGTTACACTGGTTACAGATACAATTGTGGTGTTACCAGTGGTTGCATTCCAATATCCATCTGTGGTGTCATTTGTACCTAATGTTCCGCCTGTGCCTGTTCTGCCTGCATTAGTATTTGCACCAAAAAGAGCAACGCCTCCTAAATAAGTAAACAGATCTACTATTGCTGCTGATCTTGAATTAGCCCCTACATTATTTACTGCACTTACATTAAACTTTAATCTACCGCCTGCATTAAAGAAAAATCTTGCTTGATCTGCACTAGGAAAAGTTATTGTAGCGCCAAATGCTCTTGTTTGTGTTACTGAAGTACTAGTAACAGACCATGGATTATATGCAGTTAAACCATTATGATTAGCAATCACTGCCGAGTTGGTAGCAAACAACAATCTGTCTTGATTAAGAAGAGTAATAGCTAAAGGTAAGCCGCCCGAAAATCCAATTGTTTGTCCGGCGGTATTAGCTGTTAAACCTGATGATGCATTTGTTACATGTAAATTAGCACTATTAATATTATTAACTAATGTAGCCCATTGCGTTGCTGTAACTGTGCCTGCCACAGAGACATTGCTAATAGGAGTTTGACCGTAACCTCTACTTCCATTACCCCAGGCCCAAATTGCATGAAAAGTAGCTGGATTTACACTGGTATTAGCTCCAATAATATTATTATAATCGGTTGCTTCAATTAAACTGCCTTGTGCGTATGACATATATAATTCCTTTAGCTATTTAATTTTACTATAGCTTCGATTGTTCCTTCTCCTGTATCCAGTTTATCTTGAAGACTTCTTCCGATGACATTGAATGGCGAAATTTCATTTCTAGCACCGGCTCTGGCTAAGCCATTGCCTGCACTAACTAATCTATCACCTTTACGAATTTTTCCGATTACTCTAACAGGAACACGACCGTTTACAGCCACCGGCGGGTGAGTATTATCCGACCCGGCTGCACCATTCATTAAATAGGCTGCTTTAGTACTTATCACACCAAATACATCTTCGCTCAGTTCCTCGGCCTCTGCTGTAATTTCTTTAACTCCGCCCAAAGCAACAACAGTTCCTGGATCATATGGTTGATCTGATTCGAATCTTTCTGCTAAGTCAGCATATTGTGCTTGTACTGACACGCCATAGAATGTATTGAACCACATTCCGGTGCTACCAATATTTACAGAGACATTAGTAGTTGGAAGGATGCTACCTGAAGAAAATACTGTATGTACATTAGCGTTTGCAGCAAAAACATTACCTACCAATGCACTTTGACTAAACACATTACTCCATCTATTTGTAGTGTTACCAAGAGTATAGGTAACATTAGCACTTGGATTTAAACTAGCAGTAAATGTGCTGATTCCTGTTCCGCCACCGCCTGTTACAGCGTCAACATATCCTTTTGTGACCAAAGTAAGAGATGGTGCCGATGCGCTAGGGGTACTATACGCTTCCGGTAATCCAGTTTGAAAGTTGCCTTTGAAAAATGGAGTTTGTACTCCACCAGTTCTTAGGCTTAATACAAAATCTTTGTTGTTTGTTTGATTTCTAAGTGTAACCACTCCACTACTAACTGTGCCTGTAAAGTCACTAGCTGCACCAAAAGTTAAACCACTGTCATTTGTGAGTGTTAAAGATCCATTCACTGTACCTGAAGTATCGTTTCTTAAAAAACTTGACCCAGGAACTGCAACACCGCTTACATAGAGGTTATTGGCAACATCTGCATTTCCATAAAAAGCTTGACTTAATGCTGTGCTTAAATTTAAACCTCTGTTTATAGTAGAGAAACCAGAAACTGCTGTAGTAAATGAAGCTTCTTTACTCCATATTCCTACTAAAATATTATCAATATAAAATTTTAAAACTACATATGTGGCAGAAGGAGAAAGCGCCGCTATTGTATCAGGGATAGCACCCGAGTTACCTGTTGCTGCTGCCGCTGCTGGTCCAATCGTAGTCCACGATGAACCGGTCCAAACTTTAAGTTGTCCTGCTGTAGAATCAAACCACTGTTCGCCCACAACCGGAGTTGTAGTAAAACTACTAGCATAAGTCATTGTGGCAATAGTTTTCCACACAGCATTTGCTGTACCTTTTGTGCTTGCGGTGTTTACATTCAGATATTTTGTAGCTGAATTCCACCATAATTGACCCGGTAGTGGTGCAGTTGGAGCAGCCGTATTGCTGAAATTCTCCATCAATCGAATCATATTTTGATTCAAAAATAATCCGTATCCAGGATAGTTTTTACCAACTAAAGTTAGGCTGCTGTTTATAGTGTCTATAGTACCATCAGGTAGTCCACCTGTAATTAAAACAGACCCGTTAGTTAAGGTAATATTATATGCCATTTTAAAAATTCTCCAACTTTGTTATTTATGCGTTTATTTTCGCTACTAGCAGCTTATGAATAGCTTCTGGCAGATGTGCCATAAAAAGTAGTTTCTGGATCAAGAGTAATGTCTTTTTGTCCAGACCCATTTATTTGTTTCCAATTATTTCCGACTTTTACATATATGTAATCAATTTCTTTCCACGAGCCGCTTACTTTTACAAATATCTCGTTAATCTGTTTCCAAGCCCCGCCTACTTTTACAGAATTTAAACCAATGGGTTCTATCAACAAAAATACCCTGCCGGGTTGTCCGCTGCCGCCAGTTCTACTTCCTCCGGCGCTATAGCCAGCTTTATAATAAGCAGTGCCGATTCCTGTTGTAGCTGCAAAAATTGGAAAATTGCCGCCGCACTGCCCAGCAAATCCACTAGCATCGCCTCCGACTACTTGGCCACCCTGTCCACCAGGATAACCGCCGCCGCCACCACCAGCACCTCCACCGTCACCGCCTTTGGTCTCGCCATTTTCTCCACGATAATCGGATCCTGTTGCACTTATTGCATTTTTGCTTATTGCAGCATCTCTTCTTGCATATGTACCTGCGCTATTACCGTCGTTACCAGCACCGCCACCACCACCTCCACCTGCTGCAACTAAAACTGGAGTATTGTTTACTAGTATACCTGAGGCGCCACCGCCACCGCCGCCGGCACCTGACCAGGGCCTGGGACCAGAATTACTACCACGGCCACCGTTAAACGATTTTGTTGAATCTCCGTTAATAGATATTCTGCTACTACCACCACTACCGCCAGGAGCACCGCCTGAGTTACTTCCTCCTCCACGACCGCCTTTGCCAACAAAAACTTCTAATAGATCTCCCTTGTCTACCTGGAAAACTGTAGTATTATATAATCCTGGACTACCAAGTCCTCCGATTGTGCCAGAATCATTTCCGCCACCGCCCCCACCTGCGCCCCAGGCGTAGGCAGTAATTTCTGCTTTAAAGGGCATGGTTACTACATACCTGCCGGAATCCGCAGTGCCTGCTGTTCGAGTGCTCCAAACTAAATTGCCTACTTCATAACGGTATACTAATTCATAATACACTCTTATAGAGAGTTCTTCTGATATAGTTACTGCGACTCCGGCCACATCTCCCGCATTCCTAGCATTTATTACCACATCCATTAAGCCGCCACCGTGGTAGATTCTAGTACTTGTTCTCAAATCAGTTCTAGATATGCTAGTGTTGAAGGCAAACAGATTAATTACCGTTCCGTTTACTACAACTGATCCAGAATTGTCTACTGTGCCTGTTACATAATAATAACCTTTTTGAAGTTCAATCTTTCGTCTAATCGTTATTGACTCTACTGTAGACCGACTACTGGTCCAAGCAGCAAATGTATTCTGAAATGAACCCCAGCGAGGATCAGATCTGGGTGTAAGTGTGTCGTAACCGTTTTGGACTACAAATTCTCTCTCAATTATTCGTGTGGTCATATTATGGTAAGAATTTAAACCAAATATCGCCGTCGTCGCCGTCACTTGCACTTGGGTCTCCGGTACTGACAAATTTTCTACTACCGTCCCAAAAAACTGATCTAGTCATTACATATTCTGTGGTTGCGATTTGTAATGTGTTGGCGCCAAACGCGGCAGTTGGTGCAGTAGGAACTCCACTGAATGTTGGACTCAATGTATCTGCTTTTAAAGCTAGGTTAGTAGTTAAAGCAATATTAAATGCAGTATTTAAAGCTACAATTGAAGCGTTAGTAGCAGCAGCAACATTGGCTATCATTGCTGTGTTTACCGCTGAAGTTTGATCAACTCTTTGTGCTAAATTTGCATTTATAACATCAACGTTTGCTATGATTGCTGTATTAATATCGTTGTTGATAGAGTTAACTCTTGAAATAGTGTCACGGAGTGATATTTGTGCGTTTGCCGCAGTTATATTTGCCCTCAATGAATTTTCTTCATTAATTCTAGACACTAAATTGGCATTAATAATAGTCACATTGGCCAATAAATTAGTGTCGCCTGTTGATGTTGCTGCTTGTATTTCGCTATCAACATATATCTTTGTAGTTACACCAAAGTTAGCTGAAGCGTTTGCATTTACTTCAACAAGTCCGGTTAGGCTGTTTAAATTTAAAACTCTTGTACTAGTTCCGTTTACATTAGAGTAAAAACTAATATCACCGAAGTTAGCAGAATTAGTAATCTGAACATTGCCATTTAAATCTTTAATTGCAAATCCATAAGGACCAATTTCTAAATTGCCACTTAGGTCAACGTTACCTTGTATTACACTACCCACAGTGACCCATGTGTTTTCTGTAGTATAAACTTTTATATTGTTAGTTGTTCTATCAAACCACAATTGTCCCGAAATAGGATTTGCCGGACTGGTATTAAATGAAAAATTTTCTAACAATCTTACAAAATTTTCGTTAGTTTGATCGCCATAATTTTGCACTAACCGACCAAAAAGAGTTATACTTGTACTAGTAGTGTCTTTAGTACCATCTAATACTACAATAACTGAACCATCGGTTTTATTTACAAAATATGACATTGTTATTATCCTATGCTACTTAAGTTAGTTAAAGTTTGAATTCTTACTGTGTAATCAATCTGAATAAGTCGATTTAAACTTTTTTGTACAGGATGGAAGATAACATGTGTTAATAATTTTCCTGTAGTAGTCAATCCAGAAGAACCATCTGTACTTCTGGCCTTTAATCCTAATTCATCAAATGTATAAGTATCTTCCAAATTAGTACTATTATCAAAAGCACTTTGTCCGGTTGGCTCGCCGTAGTCTAATAAGCAACTGACAACAATATCAGTGTAGACTCTACCCGGTACATGTCTAATCTCCATTTTATTTCTTGTGGGATCTGCATTTAATGCGCTGGTATTGTCTACAATTTTAGCAAAAGTAGGATTGTACAAGTTACTATTGCTTGTGTTGATATTAGGAGGCAAATAGTTAATTATTCCTGTAGGATCAATACTAGTTCCACCATTACCAAAATGCATTTCATAAATGTAGCTTTGACCTTTGTTAGCCAAAGTATATGCAATTGCTTCACTTATATTTTCATAGTGAATAGCATTTCTTTTATCAATAAAAACTTCTCCAGATTCTGGATCAAAAATTTTGATATGACCCTGAACATGTATGCCACCCGTTTCGTTGGGTTTTTCTGTAGAATTTTTTTGTAAATCTTCCATATTTTTATCCATATTACTATTTAGTTGGTTGTTGTTCATGGTATATAACTAGGCTCCGCTCTAATAAACTGTGCTCCTATAGTAGTACTATTTTGTAAAGTAGTGCCAGCTTGTTCCCAAATATTGCTCTGTAATACAGAAGTTCCTGTAAGAACAACATTGCCGTTTGCATATACTTGTCCAAGCGGTGTCAAGCTAACCACATTAGCAACTGTGCTGGTTACACCTGTGGAAATGCTTGCCACATTCACTCGTGTTCCTATGTTAGCAGCAGTAATAAAAGTTCCAGTAACAAAATCAACCGCAATTACATTGGCTGAAGTAACACCGCTTAGAACTCTAGCATTTCCTGTATTACCAACAAACTGTGTTATATAATCACCAACATTAGCAGTGATAGTGGAACTTAACAACAATTTGTATGTTACATTTGCTGTAACTTTTAAATTGCCAGTTTTTGTAGTACTAGTAAAAATTTGGGCATTTGGTATTAACTGTATCGAACTACTGTCTACTACTCGACTATTGGCTAGGTGTACATTTGGTACTCCGGTTCCATCTACTCCTCTGCGAATTTGTCTCAATGAGTTTAAAGTAATTAATTGAATATTTGCAGAATTAACAAACGAATTAGCATTTGCATATACATTGCCCAAAGTCAAGTAAACATTACTATTCAAAACAATCAAAGTGTCTACAGGTACATTGGTATTTGCAGACCACGGAATAGCAGTTGACATTGTTGCAACATCATATTTTTTATAATAAGTAATTCTTTCACCATTTACAAATACAACACCAGGATTTCCCAACGAAGGCAACGGAGTTGGTAAATTGTCAACATTTGTAAGCAAAATTTCGTCTGCTGTTAACTCTAAATTAGCAGACAGTGTACTTGTAGAATTGGCACTTATTCTTGTATACTCGATATTTGCGCTCATTGGTTGGAAAACTCTGAAACCATAAGTTTGCGTATTACCGACTGTGTTACTGAACACACGCATTTCCATAGCATCGTACATTCTGCCCGGAATTAGTTCTTCAGGTGCATGACTTGAATAAAAATCAACATAAGCTCCGCCCACAATGTTGATGTCTTGAGGTCTAGTGCCCAATGCTGTATCTAAATACTTACTGTAAATATTAGAATCAATGAAATACTCTTGGTCTAAATAAGAAATAGTAAGATCAATATTACCGCCGGTACTACTACCACTGAATGTGGATATTCCAATAACATTAGCACCAACATTTGATCCGTTAATTGAAATAAAGTGTTGTACATTAGCACCATTGTAGAATTCTGGAACATTGTAAATAATGTCAATTTCACTGGTGTTAGTAACAGACTGTAATACAAAAGCATTCGCTAAAGTATTTGCCTGTGTGATAACATCGCCGCTACTGACAGTGACAGGTTTATCAAATTGTAATTTATAAGTAGTCTCAACAGGTTGACCTGTTAGCGTCATTGAATTACGAGTTACATTTACTATTGTGAAATAACCATTATTTTGGAAGGCGAAAGGAACATTGGCTGCAATTCTTATGTCCTTATCAACTTCAAATCCTAATTTTATAAAATCCACTGCGGCTATATTACCACTATTAACAGTAAGACCTTCATACTTAAATGAAAAAACATTACTACTAATTTCAAAAGAATTAGCTTTAAATTCTGCACCTGTAACATAATTGCCAGGGTATTCTAATCCATTTACCAATTGGGCTAAATTCTTCCCTGGCATACCAGTTTCTGGTTGATAATAGGAAATGATTCTATCTACAGCGTTTAATAAAACATTGCCCGAACTTATTCTATTAAATCTAGTAAAATCAAAAATTGATTCTGTAGTTACATTTGCATTTGTAGCAAGGTAGGCTTGATTATTGTACACCACAATATTGCCAGAATTAATATAAATGTTCCCAGGATCAACTGTAGTATTACCCACAACCACGATTGTATTTGCGTAAGCTGTATCAGGTTGCCAAATTACTAAATTACTTGCATATGCTACTCTATCAAATTTAAGTTCAGTTACTAAACTTCTTATTAAATTGTAACTAAGATTAGCCTGTGTAGCATAAAATTCATTTTTAAGTAATGGATATACAGTTGCACCAACTCCGTCGCCATTAATAAAAACATTAGGAGTAGATGTATATCCAGATCCTGGATTAGTGACTGTGATACTACTAACCTTACCATTAGCAAAGAGAGTGGTAATAGCTGCTGCACCGGCTCCGCCGCCTCCGGTAATTTCTACATTAGGAGGTAATATGTAATTTAATCCAATATTTCCTATAATATAATCAGTAACTTTGAGTTTGTAGTTTTGCGCCCAATCTGAATATAAATCTGTTGTAAACAAAATAGCATCCGAAGATAACGATATATCTGGACTTCTAAATGTAGACGACCTTGAATCGTATGCACTAGGTAAATCAAAGTCGGTCCACCTTCCGTTAGCTAAATCTTGTCTAAAATAGCTAGGAATATATTCTCTAACTTGTGTTCTATAAGGCTTAACTTCGTTAATGTAATCATTATAAAAACTTTGATTATCTCTTACATAGCTAGGAAACTGTTCTAATGTTCTTAATTTATGATAAACATCAATGAAACTTGTTTTAATTACCCAGTCTGGATTTTTTTGTTCAACAAAAATAAAATTCAATATTGTTAAAAATAATCTATTAAATTCTGGACTTAGATCTTCTATTAATATTTCTTGATAAACACTGTCATAAATGTTTTGTAATTCTCTAACTGCCTGAGGATCAAATCCAACCGAGTCATAAACCACGCTATCATATCCTGCACCAACAGTTACATCGTACACTTCTGTGCTTATTTCTAATGTGCCATCTTGAGCGCCAATTAAATCTAATTCACTTGACGATAAAACTTCATAAAGAAGCCATTTGCCCTGACCACTATCTAAAACTTTGATATAATTGCCTACATCTGGTGTCAGTGCCTGGATATCACTGTATATATTAACTGTATAGTTGATCTCCTTACCTAGCAAATAATTTTCAGAGTACCAATCTCTAGGATTCCAAAATAAATCAGTTTTAAAACTTTGTAATTTAAACAGCTCAAAAGTATCGTTTGTAGAGTTAAAACTGTAGATACTCCATTTTCCTTGATATGTGGAATCTTGCGGAATTAAAATTTTGTAACCGTTTGGAAATGCTTCGGTATTTAAATATGTTAAATTTATAACACTATCAGTTTGGGTGTCAAATCCTGTTGTAGGGATAGGATCTTCTATATACAAACTAGAAGGAGTAGTAATTAGAAGAATTGGATAGGTAAATAAAATTGAATTTAATGTTTTGACATAATTTTGGAGTGCCCCTAATCTGTCAAGCACCATTGATTGCCTTGGAGTGTTTAAAATACCTAATCTATCTTGTAGATTTAAAAATGGATCTGGTACATTTAATCCATTAAGATCAAACCCTGCAAGACTGTCTTTAAGTTTGTTAATAGCTCTGAGTGGAATTGACTCTGCACCGGCTCCTTGCTGAACTAGTTGCCATTCATTATGTAATAAATTACTATTTCTTTTCTCTGCAGTACTAATGTGTAAAGCAACATTATTGCCTACTAACTTATCTGTAGTGTTGTACACTGCAATAGCATTAGGTGCAAGTGTTGCAAGATAAGGTATGTTTTGATCTTTTGGATTTGTTATGTAAGCTTCTAAAGATTTGACACTTAATGTTCTTCTTGCCAAATTGACATCAACGCTTGTTTTTCCAGAGACCCAATAATAATATTTTTGATTTATTATACCAGTAGCAGGATCTACAATCATAACCGAAGTGTATGCCGAATCGTCTGCGTATTTTGCAATTCCATCGTTAACAGCATTGGCATATTGACTTGGTAAAAAATCGCTTTCTATCCACTCATAAATTGTGACCTGACTGTCTGGAAATAGACTAC